TTCGCGCTAATTTATCTCTAATTTCTTGCGAAGAAATAATACCCTGACTACCATAAAGGTTGTCAGCTTGCGCTTGAGTAAAGTTAGTTTGCGCGATTGTCAGCGGTGCTGTATCTGTAATATCAGGAAATTCAAACTCAATATCTTCATCAATGCCTAAATGAGCCATAACATATTTATCAACAAACTCATAAAGCGGGCGTAACTCTCTACGTTGACGCTGTTTTACTTTTGTAAAATGATTTTCTTGATCCGCTTGACCGGTTGAATTAAGCCCCGCCGTTGCTTGGCTGTAAAAAATAGAAAACGGTATATTAAAAAGAGCGGCTAACCGCTTTCCTAAGACATCTAAATTAGCAGCTAACCCTGAAAAATTAACATCAAGTCTCATGACATCATCTTCACTATCAATAACTGACGCATTTTGTGCGCTCAAAAAAGTATTAAATTGATCAACTTTTTCACTTAAACTTCCCGAATTTCCAACACTGTCGCCCGCTTTAAAATCGCTCAAACCCCTTTTTTTAAGAATTAAAACGCTTGCAACTTCTTGCAAAGATTGTATGTTTCCAGACGTGCTATCTTCGGCTAATAATGCAGATAACACATAACTTATTTGAGACATCCCATAGCTTTTATCTTTCGACAATGCGAATTGTCTGCCAAATGTAGTAATGGGCGCATTAAAATCCGCCTTAAACAACCTAGAACGATCAAATATTATTTGCTGCCCATCTTGAAAAGAAACAGTAAACGTTTGAGGTTCTCCAAATTTTGGCATCAATAATTGATTTTGTCGCAAAGCCACGCTAACATCAAAACAATTCAAAACAATCGCATTTTTTAAGGATTTTTCTAATGATTTATTAAAATTTATCGGAACTTCAAATGGCAAACTGTCATTGTTAATCATCACCAAAAAAGTAGTGCCATAAATATGTTTTCCAACCATCATCTTTTCAATTTTTGATTCAAGTTCAAATTCTTTGTAAACTTCTTCCACTAATGCAATTTGATCATCATCAAGATTTGTAATAACCCGAGGTCGCAAAAACATTGCATCGATGGGTATATGTATGCCGTTTCTCAACATACCAGACGCGCTGTAAATCAAATCTAATTCAAGCTGATTAAATACGACAGGTGGAAGAGCGAATTTAGACCCGAAAGCCCGATCCCTTCGCCCGCCCCTATTGCGAATAGCATTAATGGTTTGCGCATTATTGCTTAATTGCGCCCTTATGTTTTGTTGCTCTAAAATGCTATCTTCTAATGATAAAATTTTGTCAGATAAATTTTCTTTATTTGCCGTCATAATCTCAACCCGTTATCAATTCGGTAACTATATGCCATTATAAGAGCATCCACAAGGTTTGGCGATTTATTATTATTAGGCTTCTTATCAATTGATAATTTACCTTCGTCATGTTGATATTCTATTTGCACTAATTCTTGCTTTAACTTGTTCCCATACTGCTCCATAACATCTTTTGAAAAGAATAAAAAATGCTTACCAGGATAATAATTAAATACATTATCATCCGGTTCGCCCTCAATCATCTTAATTGTACGTTCCATTGCCAGCCTTACTGCCCAATAAGCTTGAGCTTTTTTGTTTTTAAAAAATTGCCCATTAGTAACATTCCGCAAACATTGCCTATCATAGCCCTCGGCTCTACCGCCCGCCATAAATGGTATAGCCGAATAATCATCAGCGTATTTAGCAAAATCAGACCGCGCACTTGACCCCATCCCTGTTGCATCATAATCAACGCGCTGAACATATTTTTGTTTGCAAATGTTATGCACTTTAAACACGCTATCACCTGTAAATTGCGCTCGCCATTCGTCAATAAAATGAACCATATTGCCGGACACTAATACAACCGCGTTTGTATCTTCTCCTTGATCCGCAAGGTCGAAGCCGGCAAAATATACAGGCTGAAATTCCTGTTCAATAACAAGCCTTTGCTGCATTGTTTTTATTTGTTCGTCAGTTAATTTGCTTGAATACTCGAAAATTTTATCAATCCACGCAAGGGGGAATACAATTTGTCGATGGCCAATGGGGAAAGTTTCACCGCCCCAAATATGCCTTGCTAATTTTTCATCAGTTTTAAAATCATATTCAATAACTTCTTTAGTGTCTTCAGATAAATATTTATTGTTTTCCCATGAAACAAAAAAATGATATGATTTTGGCGGTAAATTATTCTTTTCAAATCGATCAGAAATAGCACAGAACCCATTAGGCGGAGTATTCCAAGTGTAGATAGTTCTGCTTCCTTGCTCTCTAATTGTTGGCATTAAAATGTCTAAACTCTGATGTGATAAACTTTGCGCTTCTTCAACCCAACAATCAGTAATTCCATATGTTGATTTAAAACTACTGGCCGCTGTTTGATCTTTTAAACCAAAGAATAAAAAAACATTATTCGTCCATATGTTTATTATTTTATCACGTAAAAATCTAAAATCATTTTGCATATTATAATAAAATACTCTTTCTTGCAAAAGCGGATAAACACTTTTATCAATTGACTTTTGAATTTCACGCACACAAGCAATCACGCGATGTCTTGAATTATTATAACTTCTAGTAACATGATGATCCGCAGCGGCGTAACTTTTCCCTGCCGACCGACCGGACTTGCAAGAAACTTCACGGAGTTTGTCATTAAAAAAAGACTGAAATTGTGGCTGAATATTTACGTCAATTATCATAAATTTATGATAACTGTTTCAATTCAAATATTAAAGTTTTTTAAATTCTAATACCCATAAATAATTATTTTGAATATCCCATTCACGCTTGGTGTTCATAACTTTTTCACTATCGAATCGAAGCATATAGTCAAAACCTTCTTGATAAGAACGATTGTAAAAAGTATTTTTATTTACTTTTTGTTTGTAAATTTTTAAAACAATTAAGTTACCAATTTTAATTGGCTTTTGTTTATGAGTCGTCCAACAAGGCGATTTATCCCAAACTTCAACACACTCACCGATTTTAAATTTTTTAGCGTATCTGTCCTTCCAATCTCGCCTTGTCTCTGTCTTTTCGCCGGCTAAAAAAGCGGGAGTTGTCCAGCCCATTGAAATATACATCTTGTTTGTCATCCTTTATAAATGATCCCTTATAACTATATCACATTTTTAACCCATTGTAAAGGGATAAATAAGGGTTTTCGGGAAATATAACTAATAAAATCAATAGGTTACGCCAAAGGTTCGCCGACATATTCAAATCCAGCCGTTATTCTATTGACAGACCCAGTGAACGGATTTTTAAATCCTTGATCTATGTTTGTTCTGAATTTAACAAAGCCTTTAAATTTCCAATCAGGATGATTATTGCAATAATTGATAATCGCCGGATGAGACGTACGCCTAACAAGCCGCCTTCCCTGTTTCTTGTAAAACTTTGCAACGAAGTTAGTTAGTTTAACCCCAATGCCAATGCCCTGATAATCAGGCAAGGTAATTGTTCTATGCAGCCTAAATATATTCTTGGTCTTTCCCGTTTGGTAAATAACCGAGCAATAAGCAACGGGCTTGTCATCTAATTCAGCAATGAACCCTACCGCTGCCGGCGAAGAAGTTGCGCTCATATAATGATGTTTCCTAAATAATTCATACTCTGATCGCTTGGCTTTTCGGATGTATATTTTTTCTTGTCTTCGCCTAAGACACCCCCTAGAAAAAGAAAAACTATCTGTATCATAAACCCAGTCTTGCTCTAACCAATTTAAAATGTCCTTATGGCACGACACCACAATTAACTTTTTCTTGTCTCTTTTCACAAATTTACTCACAGCAATGCAACATATCTTTGCCACTTTCCTATCAACAACCGATGTAAATTCATCAAAAATAATAATATCATTATGTTCTAGCAAACTACGACACAAACAAGCCCGCATCTTCTGTCCCGTTGATAATGCAGAGTACGGTTTTATCCAATCATGAGGAATTGAAAAGCCAACTTTATTTAAAAGCGATGTTATGTCTTTAACGCTTAGATCGGACTCAAAATCATCAATGAAGCAAGGTTCTTTCCATTGCATAGAATTTTCAGAAAAAATAAACGCATCAGGAAATACTTTTTTAATCAACGTTGACTTGCCCGTACCTGAACCGCCGCAAATAACACCCAAGCTCCAGTCATGCTCTTCAATAGGAATATTGATATTAAATTCTTTTTTCAAATGATCTTCATTAAGATCAAACGAAGACTTTATTGATTGACAGCGGAAACTATCGCTAAATTTAGAATTTATTATATAATGTGAGGACGGCATTTAAACCCTTTTCTTTTAAGTTCATTAAATAGCGCTTGTAAATCGGTTTCATTTTCAAACTCAACAACAAGATTAAAAACATCCATGTTAAAATCTTCCATACTATTTTCGTTATCTTTTGGCTCTTTATCATCAAAGCCAAAATCAGCAAGGTTAATATCCAAATCTAATTCTTTGATTGTATCAAATTCGGCAAAGAGAATTTCATCATCCCATGTTGCGTGATCTGATATTTTGTTGTCTGCCAGAATAAATGATTTTTTTTGCGCTTTGGTTAAATGGGATAATTCAATGGTGGGTACTTGTTCTAATTTTAATTTTTGCGCTGCTAGCAATCGACCATGTCCCGCTAATATATTGTTTTTATTATCAATAATAATAGGAACATTAAAACCAAACTGAGAGATACTGTTTGCAATCAAACCTATTTGATAATCTGAATGTTGGCGAGCATTGTTAACATAGGGAATAAGGTCTGCTGTTTTTTTTACAATAATGTTTTTATTTGTCATCACTTAAATAATTATGAATTTTAATAATTCGTTCTTGATCTACAATATTTTCTTCATTGTAAATCTCTGAAATTTTACCATATAATTTAGGCGCCAACTTCCCTGCTTGCCATTTATACTCATCAGCCATGTTCTTAGCCGATTGAACTTCTTGACGTTCTGCTGTCTTACTTTTAACCCGCGCATGAGTCGCCATGATAATCATGATAGATTTGTCAGCGTAAGCGTGGGCTTGCACTTGCTTTGCTTCGCGATACTTCTGCAAATATTGTTTATCGTTTAATAAGGTTAAATAAAATTGTCTCTCAGAGGGCATACCATCAGTTTTAAGAATATAAAGCAAGGGTTCACCCCTAGCAATTCTATTTAGTATTTCAACTTGTTGCTTGCTAAAATCTTTTCTAGGTCGCCCACGTTTTCTTTTAATTTCTGCCATCCTCAATAGCATAGCATGATTATTTTTATTCGGCAATTAGCCTGGTATTTTAAAAAATGTTACACT